TGCTAGCGCCTGGTTGGTCTTTAAGATAGTCCGTGGATTCTGGGACGAGATTGAAAGAACTAACATGTGAACAATATGACGTACGTTCATATAACACCTGATAATAAAAGAAATATAATGGCTAAAAACAAAACAGATTGGAAGACAAAGCCCTGTGCTAATGATCCAAAATCAAAAATGATGATCTGTATGAATTCAGATCTATCCCAATCGAGATGGGCCGATTACTATGAAGGTGAGGAGCCATGCGGAGAATGGGTTAAGATTGACATGGATTCAACCGCCGTTTTATGTTCTAAATGTACTCAAATGACTCTTAAGTAATGGAAAAACCAAAGGTAATCAACGCACTTGAATGCGAAGGTTGTAACGTCCCAAAGGGATGGGGTCACGAAGTTATCTTCGTGAATAATGAGCTGTACTGTGGAAAGCTATTGGTCTTTAAGAAGGGTTGCATGTTCTCTATGCACTACCACATGATCAAAGACGAGACATGGTATGTAGAAGAAGGTGAATTCCTGTATCGTTGGATCGATACTGAGACCGCTGAAGTTCACGAACAAAAGCTTCGTGTAGGTGATTCAGTTCGTCAGTTTCCTGGTCAGCCTCACCAATTGGAGGCCCTGACAGATGGTACCGTGTTTGAAGTATCTACTCAACACTTCGATTCGGATTCTTACCGAGTTTGGCGTGGAGATTCTCAAACCAAATGAACAAAGACATTCTAAAGAGATTAAATGACGAGGATTGGAATTCTAATAAGAGTTCCAATCGTCCTCGTGTTTGGGTTAATGGCACGTTTGATGTCATTCATCGAGGACACGTTGAACTCATGAACTTCGCGGCACAATATGGCGACGTTCGTGTAGGTATCGATTTAGATAGTCGAGTTAAAGAATTGAAAGGCGAAGATAGACCAGTTAATAATTGGGAGGATCGAACCTATGTAATCTCTAACCTTAAGGCCGTTCATTCAGTTGTTGGATTCGATAGTGATGAAACGTTAATTGAATGTATCAAAGATTGGAAGCCCAGTGTCATGATCGTTGGATCTGATTATAAGAATAAGAGAGTAATAGGATCAGAGTATGCAGGTGAGCTCGTCTTCTTTGACCGCATTGAAGGATATTCATCAACAAACATCATAAACCATGCAAGTAGCAGTATTCGGTGAGCTATGCACCGACAGATTCGTGTATTCAGAGATTAAGAGATTAAGTCCTGAAGCACCTGTACCCGTATTAAATCCTATAGAGACGATTGAAAATCCAGGGATGGCCGGTAACGTGGTTGAAAACCTTCACGCGATGAATGAAGATGCACGGGTTCTTCACGTTTGGCAGGACGAAGAGATCACAAAGACTCGATTCATCGAAAAGAAGTCTAATCACATGTTCGTTCGATTAGACGAAGGTGAAGGACAGATCAGTCCTCTAGTTTTTGAAGATATGCCAGATCAAGTGGTTGACTTTTTACATGATGCAGATGCTACGATCGTAAGCGATTATGATAAAGGCTTTATGGATATTAAGACAATCTGTAAGATTGCTAAGGATTCTCACGTATCAGTGTTAGACAGCAAAAAGAAACTTTCGGTTGAAGTAGTTGACGCTTTCACATTTATTAAATTGAACGAGGGAGAGGCCGAGTACAATAAGAAACTAGTGGCACTTTATCCTGAGAAATTCATTGTAACCCTGGGCGCTAAAGGCGTTTATCATAATGGTAAATCGTATCCTTCTGAAAATCCACAGGAAACAATCGACGTCAGTGGAGCAGGAGATACGTTTGTGGCAGCCTTCACTCTTAAGTTTGTTGAGACTGGAGATACTTCAGAAGCCATTAGATATGGAAATGAGATGGCAGGTATGGTTGTCACCAAGCGTGGAGTGGCTGTTCCAAAATAGTACTGTGATAAGTTAATCAAAAGAGTGGATATATAAATTGAATTTGTGTTAAGAGTGGTTGAAAGACTACAATGATTTTGTTCACTCTATGAATGGGTCAATCTCGAAGAGGTTGACCCATTCTTCTTTATAAACAAAATGGTTTCGTGTGATATAACTAGAGTTAAATTAAATTCTACTCTATGGATAATCCATCTTGGAACAAACATGACAAAGCCACTGATGCTTGGCAAATTCTTCGAATTCAAAGTGAATTCACCAAAGGATTTGATACCTTTAATGAATTAGACGTACCCTGTGTATCCGTATTCGGTTCGGCTCGAACATCGGTGGGATCTAAATGGTACGAAGAAGCCAAGCAATTTGGAGTGCTAATGGGAGCGGAAGGATTTGGAATCATCACAGGCGGTGGACCAGGAATTATGGCTGCCGCAAATCACGGTGCTCAAACAGTGGATGCCAAATCAATTGGTATTGGTATTGAATTACCATTTGAATCTGGCATGAATAAGTATGTTGACTATGGGGTAGAGAACCGTTATTTCTTCACACGTAAAGTAATGTTCCTTAAATACTCACAAGGATTCGTTATATTCCCTGGAGGTTTAGGTACGTTAGATGAATTGTTTGAAGCTCTAACACTGGTTCAAACCGGCCATAACATAAAGTATCCTATTGTTTTAGTTGGTAAAGAGTTCTGGGGAGGTCTAATAGATTGGATCAAAGAAACTCTTGTTTCCTCAGGTCGAGTAAGCGAGAAAGACTTGGATCTTTTTCGAGTAGTTGACAGTGCAGTTGAAGCACGTGATAAAATTCTAGAATACTTTAACAAGTACACCAAAGAAGGTTCACCTAATTTCTAATAAGATACTCTTTTTTGAGTACCTCGATTAAGGCAAAATAAATAACTATATGAACTTTAAGCGCTTAACTGATCGCAGTGAAATCGAGATTGCAGACTACGTCCGGACTTATGTTAAAAGCGTGGGTAAAGATAACGTCCAGCTTTATATAGGATGCGATAGTCAAAATAAGGGTGATAATACCATTTACGCAACGACCGTCGTTCTTCACATTGGTAATACAGGTTGTCACGTCCTATATAAGCGTGAAACCTTTCCGAGAATCTTTGATTTTTGGGCTCGCTTATGGGGTGAAGTTGAACGCTCTGTTGAAGTTGCTCTTCACCTTCAACAGAATGGCATAATTGTTGATAATATAGATTTAGATCTTAACGCCGATCCAACCACCCGTTCTAACAAATTAGTTCAAGCTGCAAAAGGATACGTTGAATCGCTTGGCATCAAAGCCAGGATTAAACCTAATATCTTACCCGCTATCAGCGCTGCAGATAACATCGTTAAGTAAACTATTTACGCCAAAGCAGTATAAATATCTCGAAAACTATTCCAAACAAATATGGCATTTGAAGATCCAAACGAATCAAGACGAGGTCCTAAGAAGGCCGGTTCAACTCCATACCTAGATCAGTTCGGTGAAGATCTCACCCTAATGGCCAAGGAGGGCAAATTAGATCCAATCATTGGCAGAGATGCTGAGATCTTGAGAATTTGTCAAATTCTTGCTCGTCGCAAGAAAAATAACCCAATCATCCTTGGAGATCCAGGTGTTGGTAAAACTGCAGTTGTTGAAGCCATTGCACAGAGAATCGTAGAAGGAAAGGTTGCAAGAACTTTGATCGGAAAACGATTAGTTTCTTTGAACATGACTATCATCGTTGCGGGTACCAAATACCGTGGTGAATTTGAAGAAAGAATGAAGAATATAGTTGATGAGCTAAAGGCTAATCCTAACATTATCGTCTTCGTTGATGAAATTCACACGATAGTGGGTGCGGGCGGTGTAAGTGGTTCTTTAGATGCTTCAAACATTTTAAAGCCTGCCCTTGCAAGAGGACAAGTCCAGTGTATTGGTGCTACTACATTAGATGAGTACCGTGAAAACATTGAGGATGATGGTGCATTGACGCGTAGATTTCAAGAAGTATTCATTGATGCACCTTCGATCGAGGATACGATTCAAATCCTAGAAAGAATTAAGGATAAGTATGAGGATCATCACGTTGTCCAGTACACTCCCGAAGCTATTGAAGCTTGTGTCAAATTGTCTGACAGATATATCACTTCTCGTGAACTCCCAGACAAGGCTATCGATTTGATGGATGAAGCAGGTGCTAAGATTCACCTTCAAGAAATTAAGGTTCCTACTTCTATTAAAAAGATGGAGAAAGAAGCCGAACTATTAAAGCAGGATAAGCTTGAAAGTGTATCACAGCAGGATTATGAAAAAGCTGCACAGTTCCGAGATCAGGAAATGAATAAGCGCAAAGATCTTGAAAAGTCAATCAAAGAATGGGAGCAATCTTTAAAAGAAGATCGCAAAGAAGTTGACGCCGAGGTTATTGCCGAAACTCTATCTCAACAAACAGGCATTCCATTGTCACGCCTTTCAGGTGATGAAAGCAAAATGATTCGTCTGCTTGGTGAAGGGTTAAAGAAAAAGATCATCGGCCAAGATGATGCAGTTGATGCTCTTGCAAAGGTTATTAAACGTTCACGCGTTGGAGTATCTTCTCACAAGAAGCCGATCGGTTCATTCATGTTCTTGGGTCCAACAGGAGTTGGTAAGACTGAGACTGTAAAGGCACTGACTGAATACATGTTTGGCTCCGAGGATGCTATGATTCGAATTGATATGTCTGAATACCAAGAAAAGTTCAATGTATCTCGATTGACTGGAGCGCCTCCAGGATATATTGGCCACGAAGACGGCGGTCAATTAACCGAAGCAGTTCGTCGTAAGCCTTATTCTGTCATACTATTTGACGAGGTTGAAAAGGCACACCCTGATACTTTTAACGTTCTTCTTCAAGTTCTTGATGATGGACGCTTGACCGACTCTCTCGGTCGCACTGTTGACTTTACTAATACCATCATTGTTATGACATCGAACGTAGGTGCTAAGAAAGCAGCTGAATTTGGAGGAGGTATTGGATTTACTAGTCGTTCGAATGTTGCAACTGAGAAAGCACAGATGGAAGGCATCATTAAGAAGGAACTTAAGAATAAGTTTACTCCTGAGTTCTTGAATCGCCTAGACGATATCGTTCTATTCGACCAGTTGACAGACGAACACATGATGAAGATTGTTGACATCGAACTCCTAGACTTATGTGAACGCATGTTTGAACAAGACATTCGATTGAAGTTCACTAAACAAGCGAAAGACTTCCTAGTCAAAGAAGGATATGACCCTGCATACGGTGCACGTCCTCTAAAGCGTGCAATTCAAAAGTACGTTGAAGACATTCTTGCGGATGGTATCCTGGATGGTGAAATCGTAGCAGGTGAAAAGGTGTACACTATCACCTACACCAAAAATGATCAGAAACTTTCGTTACGTTAAGAGTATAATAGTAACAGAGTTTCTAATTATGATAATCTATAAAGACCGTTCATTCAGTACACAGTTTCAAGATCTAATTGCATTGATTAATGCAGGTGGATCTGAATCTCAACCACGTGATCTTAAAGTTCGTGAACTCACGTTGGGTCAAGTTAACATTGACCCAACCAACGCTTTCGCTGACTTTGAATCTCGTAAGTTCAACTTCAAGTATTTCGCTGGTGAACTTGCATGGTACCTAAACCGCGATTGTAACATTGACTACATAAATCAGTTCTCAGGTTTCTGGAAAGGTATCACCAATCCTGGAACCAATGAGATCAACTCTAACTATGGTAACCTCTTGTTTGGTGATCAGTTAAAGTGGGTTCGTGATTCTCTTTTAAAAGATCAGAACACTCGTCAAGCGATCGCCTTCTTGAACCAACCTAAGTTTCAGTTCGAAGGTAACAAAGACTTCGTGTGTACGATGTACCTCAACTTCTGGATTCGTAATAACAAACTGAATATGAAAGTTCAAATGCGTTCAAACGACATCTTCTACGGTTTGACCTATGATGCACCGTTCTTCGCCTTTGTTCACCAACATATGTACTTGTGGTTAAAAGACACCTACACTGATCTTCGGTTGGGTACCTATCATCATTGTGCGGATAACATCCACTATTACGAACAACATTTCTCACTTGCGGATTCTATCTTAAACGAAGATCTAGATTTGCGTCGTCCATACCGAATGGAACTAACAGAACCTTTCTTCGTGTATGATAAAGATGGTAACTATCACCTCACCTCAAAGGGTATGATGTTCATTAATTCAGTTAATCGCCTAGTTGGTTCTGATTCTAAGATGAATGACTATCGTGATATGATTACCCAATACATGTTAACCTCAAGCGAAGTAGAAAATGTTTGAAGATTTTGAAGATTTTGACTTTGATTTCGAAGATGATGGAGTACCTCGTATTCGCGTTGACTCCGCAACTTCGGTCACTGACTTAGAACTAACACTCCAATCAAATCACGATGATTTCTTTCGGCGTATAGTTGATCATATTCTGTCACGTCTCGAAGGAGACAGACAAGTGCTTCCAGTCGCAATTCTAATCGATGAAGAAGGTGTTGAATATGAAATGCAGGTCGAAGAAGATGGATATAATAAAGCACTGGATAAGGCGAACGACTATTTCGTAACGATTGAAGAATACGAAACTTGCGACCTAATCAAACAAATGTACGAAATAATTGAAAAGAAAAATGAACTACGGTAAAGAGTTTAAGAAATACGCAATGAGCGATCACAACGTCAGCTCATCAAAATTTGACTACTATCAATCTCAGGTTGAATCATCAATGACGCCTTACATCCTTGAGGAGCGTGAGATGCGAGTTACTCAAATGGACATCTTCTCACGATTGATGAGAGATCGTATCCTATGGGTTGCAGGTGGAGTTAACGACAATATGTCAACAGTTGTACAGGCGCAGCTAATGTTCCTTGATAACGTATCTAAGGACGACATCACTATGCACATCGATTCTCCAGGCGGATCAGTTAAGTCAGGTCTATCAATGGTGGATGTGATGGAATGGATTAAGTCTGACATTAGAACCATTAACACAGGGATGGCGGCGTCAATGGGATCAGTACTACTTGGTGCAGGAACAAAGGGTAAGAGATCATCCCTAAAACACTCTAGAACCATGCTGCACCAATCTTCTGGCGGATTCAGAGGTAATATCCAAGATGCAGAAGTTGATTGGGTAGAATGGAAGAAGATTAACCTTGAATTGTTTGAACTTCTAGGTAAGTACTGTGGTAAGAAACCTTCACAAGTAATGAAGGACGCAACACGTGATTTCTGGTTGACGTCAGAAGAAGCGATGAAGTATGGCATCATTGATGAAGTTATTCAAGGAGTAAGATAATAAGATACTATTGTTCTAAATGATACTCTTTTACGAGAGAACAATTTAATATATAGAGTGTATAGTTTGAGTTATATCAAACCGCTCTACACAGTTCGAATCCGGTATTACTTAGGTGGTACCGGATTTTTTATGTCATAAACTTTTTGTAGGTTTGTGGTATAATAATTTATGAAAGTCATATTCTTAGACAACGACGGTGTTATTTGTCTCGCAAGTAACTGGGGTTCACGCCTAAAGAAGCGTCAGAAGTGGGGAGGAATGAAACTATCAATGAGTTCACGCGAGATTCCCTTAAAGTATCGTTTTGATAACTTTGACAAGAAGGCAATTGAGATCCTGAATCAGATATTAACTGAATCAGGGGCGGAGATTGTTGTATCTTCTGATTGGAGGTTTCACGCTACGTTAGAGGAACTAGGTGACTACTACGAATCTCAGGGAATCTGTAAGCGTCCAATCTCAACGACTGGAATGTTCGAGGACTTGTTTCCACGAGAATGGTCCAGTTTGAGATTCAGGGCGGACTTAGAACTTGAACGCAGTATGGAAATTCAGCATTGGATTGATGAACATCCTGAAATCACCCATTGGGTTGCGATCGATGATCTGAACATGAGCGTTGGTTTCTTAGGAGAACAGTTCAGCGCGAACGACGGGTCTGACGACAAACCGGGCCTGACCAACTTCGTTTGGACCCCTCGTTCCTATGAGGGAATCAAACAGAGTGGACTTCATGAAAAAGTTTTAGAATTTTTAACATAAAGTTTTTTCGGGTCAAGTTTTTGTTGTATATTAACCTTATAAAGTTAACCAATACAACAAAATGAAAATAGAACACCATTTTAAAAATGATAAAGCAGATCTTAAAGGTCTTTTTAAGGACGTAACTAAATTTAGCACGTTTTGTTCTCGTTTAGGAAAACAAGCCGAATTAGATATCGACCGGTATCCACGGGATCAATTCGTTGGGGACGGATTTGAATTTTTTGCAGAATTATTTTTTAAGCATTTCAAAGATAATCCAACATTAGGAGTTCATGAATACCATCCAATTAAGGGTAATGATAATGGTGTTGATGCATACGGAATTAATATGGATCTCAAGCACTGTGCTTTTCAAATTAAATATCGGTCTGATGCAACTCAACTTTTAACTGCTAAAGATGGATTAGATTCATTTGTTGCAGAATCTGCATGGCCTGTTGAAAAATGGGGTGCAATTGAACGTATAGATTACATTAGAAATAAAGTGTCTCCAACTCTTTTTATTTTTACTAGCGCAAAGGGACTTCACTGGTATACTGAAACTGTCAAATATCGTGGTTTTGTAAAAGTATTTGGTCGAGATGAAATTCGACAGTATGTTGATGGTAATCTTGGGTTTTGGAAGTCTATGAATGATATTGTCGATAATATCATTGCAGAAAATAATTTGAAAAAAGTTTCATAAAAATTTTACCATGTCAGTTTTTTTTGTTATATTAGTAGTATAATTAAAAGATAAAGCAAATGAACAACGTAATTGAACTCTATCCTCATCAGAAAGAAGCATTTTATCAGTGTCAAACTAATAAACTTGGCCAAATACTAATGCCGACTGGTACTGGTAAAACGGTAGTGGCCGCAGCTGTAATCGCCGATCATATCGCTAAAAATCCAGGATTCTCTGCCCACTTAATCAATGCACCCCGAATTATGCTTTCATACCAGCTTTTGACTGAAGTTTACAAATTTATGCACAATACTTCAGTTGAGGCAGAATACATGATGATCCATTCAGGAGCAGCCCCTTCACAAGATGAGCTTGATGAAATCCGTATGAGTTCTCCTTCAAACTTCCCCTTTAGTTTGATAGAATCTACGACTAAAACAGAGGACATCGAAAACAAACTTAAGAGTTGTAAAAAACGTGGAGTACCTGTAATTTTTGTATCTACATACCACTCATCAGATCGTCTTTTTAATGTAATCAATAATCGAAAGGGAAAGATCTCAGTCATGATAAATGACGAAGCACAGTATCTTGTATCTAATCAATTTCATGAAATTGCAAAGCGCCCAGCACAACGTAAATACTTTTTTACAGCCACTGCAAAACATACACGAAACTCAGATGGCCGTGGAATGAATAACGAATCAATTTATGGTAAGTCAATCTATACCTTAACTCCCCGCGAAGCCATTGATTTGGGTTTGATGTTACGTCCACGTATGCACTTTGTGACTAATATCCAAGGTAAAAAAGATTATACTATGCAATCAATTACCGATTCATTGGGTATGATTGTTAGTGAATCATTTAAGCAACATGCGTATGAATTAGGTATGGTGCAACCAAAAATGCTAGTAGCTTCAAACGGTACTGGAGACATTAAGAAACTCATTGAATCTCCTGAAATGTTAAGGGCTATTGCAATGGGTGTAAATGTTTATGCAGTTGCATCAAATATTGAGGTAGATAATTGGATTAATGGTGTTCGTGTAACTCGCCAAGATTTCTTAAAAGCATTAAAAGAAGATGGTGCAAACAAAAACTCTAGAATGATCATTATCCATTATGACATTCTTAGCGAGGGCATTGATGTTCCTGGAATTACAGGCGTATTGTTTTTGCGCGGTATGGGTCAAAGTAAGTTTATGCAAACACTAGGCCGCGCTGCACGTCTAATCGGCATGGATCGCAAAGCTATTCACGAGGACGGAATCATTGATCCAAAGAATATAGAGTCGCTTAAGCAAATGATCAAACCATATGCGTGGGTAATTGTTCCAATTCTTTCAACAGATAATGAAGAAGACGCAATGCACACCATGTATTTGATTAATCATCTTCGTAGTACTGGTTTTAATCCAGCTGAGGATGTAATTACAAGCGGTTCCGGCAATGGTATTCCTACAAAAAAAGGATTGGATGCTTTTAACGAGTTGAAACGTTCAATTCCTACAGCTGCTGAACCACTTGATGAAATGATTGCTCAGATTGAAGACGAAGAGAATGCTATGCTTTTGAAAGAGATGTCAACGGTAGATCTCATCTTTGGACTTATTGCATAAATAATTGCAAAAAGTTTTAGTTTAGATTTTTCCAGGTCATTTTTATTTTGTATATTAGTAGTATAATTAAAAGATAAAGCAAATGAAAACGTATCAAAAATTCAAAGTAGAAGATTATATGTCTGATATTTTTGGCAAGTTTAATTATGTTAATGGAATAGCAGATGATCTTCAAGGCACCTATACATGTGATGCAACTGTACAAAAAATAATTAAAAAGTTGTCTAAGATTAAAAACATCCATAATTGTAAAGTTCTTGTAATGTACAACGTTGAAATTGCCGCAGCATTACTTAAGATTGGTTTGAAACAATCTCAAATTACAGTGTATAATAATAGTTCATTCAAAAATAATGAACTTATTAAATCGGGGTTTAAGACAATCTTTGAATCTAAGTTCAATAAAAATAAAACTATTATGAAAGCATACGCTAAGCACTTTGATGTAGTTTTGGGTAATCCTCCATATAAAAAGCGTATGCATTTAGATTTCCTAGATAATGGATATGATCTTTTGAAAGAAGATGGTAAAATGATTTTTGTACATCCGACTAACTGGTTGTTACACTTACGAGAAAACTCTAACTTTAAGACCGATTCAAAGCTAAAAGAAAAGATCGGTACTCATTTTGTTTCATTTGACTTTTATAATTTTCAAGATCTTTTTCCAACTGAAAAGGGAACCTATTATCCTATTGCTATAACGCACATTGATAAGACCAAAACATCATCTAAAATTGAATTTAATAGATTTGATAAAATAAATGAATCTTATATAGTTAATGATCCACGAGATGTTAACCATATTGGATCTTATACTTTAATTAAATCAATAGAGACCAAAATTAAAAACAAAGTATCTAGTTTTATTAGTGATGTAATTAATAATAATGTAGAAGAATCGCACTATGTTTCATTGAATTGGATGGGAGGAACTGGATATTTGTCTACTACATTTACTGATGGAATTACTAGGAAATTTGAAAATCGATATAATTTTATCAATAGTCTTAATAATTTTGTTTCTAAAAAACCTTTAAGATCTGAATCACGAGGCGGTAAAAAGGCGGGTAACTTAAAGGCTGGTATTCCATTTAATTCAGTTGAAAAAGCAAATGCATTTTTATATTATGTGACTTCAACATTTTTTGTTAAGTATTTGATTATTACATACAATATGGATCAACACCTGGATAGTGCATATCCATATGTACCCATGATTGATTCTAGTTTAATGCAATCAGACAAAGCTATTTTCGAATTCTTTGAATTTTCTGAAGGTGAAATTAATTTAATTAAAAATACAGTTGAGAATCATAAGCATGCTTAATTTATACATTCAACATGCTCGTAATAGAGAATACATGTCAGGTATTGACCGTGACAAGCTCAGAGTTAAACAGACTGCTGAAGTATTCACACCTACGCCCTTAGTTCAAGAAATGCTTGATAAGCTTGAAGAGCAAGATCCTACAATATTCTCAGACCCAACTAAGACATTCTTAGATAACTCATGCGGAGACGGTCAATTTCTTTCAGAGGTTGTCATTCGTAAGATGAAACGTTCAGGTTGTACACTTGAACAAGCTCTATCCACTACATACGGCGTTGAGTTCATGAAAGACAATGTTAATGAATGTAGAGCAAGACTCGCGGGTCCTAATCCAACTGCTGAAATTTTAGAGATTGTCAATCGAAACATCGTACATCACGATGCTTTAACGTATCACTATCAGTTTGGGAAAGAGAAAGAGCGGGCCCTATTTTAATTTTCATAAAGTTTTTCTAGGTCGTGGGAATTGATTATATTTACCCTATAACAGATTAACTTAATCAGATATTATGATCGAAACATTTCAAAACCTTCAGTCTTTCATCGAGTTGTCGAACTCGTCTAACTCTAACGTTGATAAACTTAACGCTATTGAAGCGTATAAGAATGACACTGAAGTGATGCGAGTCCTTCGTTACACTTATGATCCATTTAAACAGTACTATGTTACTTCTAAAAACTGTAAAAAGCGCAGCGACCTGGTTTCTGCCGACACTTACTACAATCTTTTTGACCTTCTTGACGATCTTAATGATCGTGTTATTTCTGGGCACAATGCTATTGCAAGGGTTAATGCATTTGTTAGGAAGTATCCTCAATTTGAAGACATCATCTGGTCCATCATCGACCGAAACCTTAAGACTCGTTCAACGACGCAAATGATTAACAAGATTGTACCTGGTTTGATTCCTACTTTCTCAGTTGCATTAGCGGAAGCTTATAATGAGAAGACCGCGAAGAAGGTGGATTGGGAAGATACTTGGTACGTTAGTCGTAAACTTGACGGGGTTCGTTGTATTGGAATTGTTGACCGCAATGGAGATGCAAAGTTCTATTCACGTGCAGGAAATGAGTTTGAAACCCTAGGTCGATTGGCTATTGAAATCAAACAGAATCCAATGCTCTGGAATAGGGTTCTTGATGGTGAAGTTTGTCTTGTCGACGAAGAAGGTAATGAAGACTTTCAGGGTATTATCAAACAGATTAAACGCAAGAACCATACTATTAGTACTCCTAAGTATTTTGTATTTGACACTCTTACACATGATGAGTTTCATAATGGAACCGGCGACCGCACCTTCTGGATGCGAGATGCAGATACACTTGAAATGTTTGACTTCATTGACAGCGATATCGTTGAACACCTTGCGCAAATTCAAATCTATGACGATGAAGGATTTGAAACGATGAACGAAATAGCAAAGAACAACGGATGGGAAGGATTAATGTTGCGCAAAAACGACACCTATAAAGGTAAGCGCAGTCAAGACATCCTAAAGGTTAAATCATTTTCAGACCAAGAGTATATAGTAACCGGAGTTGAGAACAAGATTCACCGAGTAATCGTTGGCGGCCAGGAAGTTGAGGAAGAGGTTATGAGTCACGTTTTCATTGAACATCGCGGTTGTCAAGTTAAGGTTGGAAGTGGCTTCTCGCTTGAAGAACGTCGACATTATTACGCTCACCCTGAATTGATCGTCGGTAAGACTATCACCGTTCAATACTTCGAAGAAACACAAAATCAACACGGAGAATTTAGTCTTCGCTTCCCTGTCGTTAAGGCAGTTTACGAAGAAGCTCGAAACTTCTAATGACAAAATCAGCAAAGAAACTAAAGAGGTGGTTTAATAAGTATCTGCTCGCTACAACGCCGTCAAAGACATTGTTAGCTGGGTTGATGGCTTATTTCCAATCTTTTCTTGGAGCTGTGGTAAGTGTCTTTATCGCTAATGACGGTGGAGTTATGGTCTTGGCCGCGGCGTTAATGTATTGGTCATTCGTAGTGGTTAACATTCAGCGCGCGGCTCATGGTAATCTACAGGGAAACATTGCCTTTGTGATTGGAGCTTCTCTTGGAACTTGGACAGGTACAATGTTCGTCTATAAACACTTGATGCAGTGGTTTATTTAGCACCTCCAAAATCAGAAGCTGAATTAGGTTATTACGTCACGTGGTTATCGAAGACTGATCATAGTATTACAATACTCCGTAACGTAGAAGATCTTAACGGTCCTTTGATCTTGGCCGGCGGCGCTGATATTGGTAAGAATCCAGAAAGAGATGCGTTTGAGTACTCTCTAATCCATAAAGCTCTCGAGAATGGATGGCCAATTCTTGGAGTATGTAGAGGAATGCAGATTGTTAATGCTTACTTCGGCGGTGACGTTGAGGATCTATTGGTTGAAGATAATCATAGCTCTTCACGAGACTTCATCATGGAAAACAACGTAGCTCGAAAGAAGAGTATCTACCATGAGGTTTGGGACGAAGATCACAACCACTTTCGAGTCAACTCTCGCCACCACCAACACTGCCTAAAAATACCGAGACCTTTACGTCCTATCATGTGGTCGTGGGATGGGATTGTTGAAGCTATATACGGTCCTAAGATCTTGCTTGTTCAATGGCATCCAGAAAGAAGTGAGGTATATGGATCTATGGCATCTGAATGGCCACTCCTGTGGTTAAAAGAACATTTGTAAAAAGTTTTCAAAAAGTTTTTCCAGGTCGCGGATATTTGTTATATTTACTATATGGAAAAACAATCCTACACCTTCCCTGCTCACGACACTTACGGTGGAGTGTTCACTGTAATAGAAACCATCAGTGGTACTTTCGTTTGTCCAGGCTGGCATCCTGTTCCTTATGGTACGTCAATGGATCAAATTAAAATTGACACAACTGGATGGGTTAGACATTCAGATCGTAATGCAATTCCTATTAAGAGCGTTGAATCTAAAGAATGGAAAGTTAATGGTTCTAAGCCGGGTGTAGTATATGACGTAGCGGTTAACGATAATGAATGGTCGTGTACTTGCCCGGCCTCTAATTTTCAACGCGGAGATTGTAAGCATATTAAAACCAAGAAAGCAGAATTAGTATAATGAAAAACGAAGAAGAACATAGTAAACTTAACGGTTTAAAGGCTCGTCACGTGGCTCAGATCATTCGTCGAAAGATGGTTCAGAAAGATCACGGTGATATGTCTAAATACTCACGCAAACAAAAGCATAAGAAAAATGGCGAAGATTGTTAGAAAGACCCTATGTCATAAATGTGTAGAAGAATTCAGTAAAAAGGAGTTCGATTGGGTTTTAACCAAGAGCTTTAAATGGGTTCCAGCAGAACAGAATGACGATCACTACTATGTACCAATGTGCAAACCGTGTCAGAATGAAAAAGTCTAAAAATGGGTTGAATGCCCTCATCTATCTCTTTGACGATATTATAGCTGATAGACTTGGCTATCCCTATGAAGAATACACACAAATCATAGAATCGATTGACATTGATGAGGCTGACTTTATAATGTCTGCCACCTTTGAAATCATAGTTGAAGAGGAAGAAGGAAACATCAGTGATGAAACAACTAATGATTTTCTCTCGGCCAAAGAGCGGTTTTCAACCTTTCATGAAAGTTTTTTCAAAAAAAGTGCAGAATAATTTCCTCGGGTCAAATTTATTTGTTATATTTACTAAGTAATCAGATAACTAATAACAACAATGATTGAGTTAATCAAAATCCAACCGGTCTTCACCAAGTCTTTCAAGCGATTTGGTAAAGTTTATCCTGCTCAACCCACTAAGTATAGTGTAGCAGTAGATCGTAACAAGAGTATCACCATCTTCGAAGATGGCAAGCAAACTTCCACCTTTAACATGGGCGATACGGTAGTTTATGACTCTTATAATCTTTATTACACTGGTAAGATTATCCAGATCTCTGAAACTTCGGTGACAGTTGAAGAACCTTATAACCTATATGGTAAAGATCATGGACGACGTCATCGTATGCCAATGGAACGCTTCTGCTGGCGAAACTCCGGTCTTGACTTAGATCGTATCAATAATTTTAATCGCGAAGAATCTTACTATATTTAATCATGAACAAACTAGAAACACTTAAGTGCGTTGAAGTAACTTCACAACGACAAGCTGATAACGGTACTATCAGTTATTTTGATCCACAAACTAAGACTTACTATAACCTCTATGAAAATGGTTATGTTCGTCGAAGCTTTGGTCGTAAACGTCTTAGAAACGGTAAACTGTCTGATGAGACCATTTATCAGTTGAATCCAACTCGTATGGTTGATCAAACTTATACATGGTCGACTGGTATATCGCGCACATACAAATGTAAAGAGCGTATTATGTTGATGTCACATGATGAGCGCATTTCTTGTGCTGCTCGAGCCGTACTGAATTATCGTAACACTGTAAAGAAGAATGCAGAATGGCTTGAAAAGCGCAGTGTGTTGACTGCCATTCATGATGAGATTCGACAGTATCATCAGGGTAACTTGACGTTGGATATGGCTCTTAATGGTATTAAAGAACTTACTAAGGAGATCTAATCATGGGTCGAAAGAAAGTTCACAAAGCACAATGCTTTAAAGTTTATGAGTGGTCTGGAGAACACTGGACTCCAATCCACTCTAACGATTCAAGTGTATGGGTCGTTCCAATTAATGTCTCCAGAAAAATTGTTGGAGGCGCTGTAAAAAAAGTTGAAAAACATTTCCTAGATTCACTGGAATTTGTTATATTAGCTAAATAATCCTTAATCATAATGAGTAAAACTATTTTCATAGATCTTGATGGCGTGATGGTCGATTTAGAGGCCCACGTTGTTGCTCGCCACGGTCAACAGGGCCTGGCAAAAATTGGAATGTTAACCAGCGTAGACAAGCAATTGTTCCTTGATCCACCTCCCATTAAAGGTGCGATTGAAGCGGTTAAGAAGCTTGCTGAAAAGCACGAAATCTTCTTTCTATCCACTGCGCCCTGGAGTAATTCTCAAGCATGGATGGACAAGCGTATCTGGGTTCAACGTAATCTTGGAAAGTTTGCTCACAAGCGATTAATTCTTTCTCACCGTAAGGATCTTCTAATGGGTGACTTCTTAATTGACGATCGTACCAAGAATGGTGCCGGAGAATTCAAAGGTAAATTGCTTCAGTTCGGTACGCCTGAGTTTCCAAACTGGGATGCAGTGTTGAATTTCTTTGATTCTATTGAAGAATGAAAGTTGTAGTTGTATATCGCAAAAGGCTAAACGCTAAACCTGAAATCGCGGTTTTTGATGATGTGAACGTTGACGACATTATTAACTCTAAAAAGAGAAAGCCTATCATTCCAAATGAGTGGTTGATCGATGAGGTTGGTGTTGGAGAAAGTTTTATCGACTACTATTCAAAAAAACTCAAGATAAAAATTACTGAAAAAAGTTACAATCCGATTTTTTAGTCTCAGATTTTATAGTTATATTTACTAGGTAAAGTTAACCAATTAACAAATATGAATAATCCTACATTCAATCTCTCAGAAGTCAAATGCAACGGTTCAGGCTATGGCTCATCTGTCATTAGCACAGAAAACAAAAATGCAATTCAAACTTACGTATCTGTTTATCGTAAGACAACCTCATTTGAAGATTTAGTCTATGAAATGGCCAATCAAGACCAAAGCAATGATTATCTATACGGTCACAGGTGTAAGGATGATTCTACTATTTCATATCGCATCTACAACGCACTGGGTGTCTATGCAATGAATATATTTGAAAATAGCAAAGAACTTTCTGAAATGTGGATCAACGCTCAAATTGAAATGTTCACAGGCGCAACTATGACTCACCTCGTTAAAGATGCTTTGCGAGATTGTGCTGGAGCTGATCACTGGTATACTTACGAAAAAGACTGGAACTAATGACGATCCTTGAACGTTGCGATCGAATTGTAAACACGTCTCACATTGTTTATAGCGATGACTCAACCATTCACACGGTGGATGGAGTCAACGTGATCGATGACGAAGTGTATGTATCATGCAAGGATGGTATGATGTTCTTAGACACAGACGTCTTCACACTCGAAGAAGCTGCTAACGTAGAACGTAGAATGATAAACATTACAAAATTAAACGATATAAAATATAATGACTGATTACGGGTATTGCTGCATTAACATGACCATGAAGGAACAACGTAACGTGTACGTTGGTCGCAAGATGATTAAGAAGACATTCGATCAAAAGGGCATTGCAGGTGCTGCTGAATTGGCCGAGGCTAACCTTAACGATATGATTGAAATTCTAATATGGAATAAGATCAAAGGTATCAAACTGTATCGTATGTCAAGCGATATGTTTCCGTGGATGTCAGAGTATGAACTGACAGATCTTCCTAATTACGATAAGATTTGCGAATTACTACAGGAAGCTGGTCAAATCGCCCGTCAATCAGGTCAACGTTTAACCTTCCACCCTGGACCTTTCAATGTTATTGCATCTGCCAACGAAGCTATCGTTATTAAGGCTATTAAAGATTTGCGCCAGCACGGAGAAATCATGGATCTAATGTGTTTACCTCGCTCTCCGTTTTCTGCCATTAACATTCACATCGGTGGTACTTATGGTGATAAGGAAGCCACCAAACGCCGATTCGCCGATAACTTCAAGCGTCTACCCGAAAGTGCTTCAACGCGATTAGTAATTGAGAACGACGATAAAGCGGCACAGTATTCTGTACAGGATCTCGTTGACATTCATCAAATGACAGGTGCCACACCGGTTACGTTTGACTATCATCACCACTGGTGTTACAGTGACCCAATGCCCGAAGAACAAGCCCTTAAGCTTGCTTCTACCACGTGGCCTAAAGGTATTAAGCAACTATGTCATTATTCGTCTTGTAAAAAGATCTACGAAGATCAATCTTCAACTAATATTCGTGCACATGCTGATTATGTTTACGATCGCATTAATGATTACGGTCTCGATCTTGATATCGAACTAGAAGCTAAAGCTAAAGAAAAGGCTTTACTCCAGTATGTGAAACAATTTCAAACCGAATTGGTATAAACCCCATAACCTTTAAACAAAAAAAGATGGATAAACTACTATCTACCCTTAAGTCGCTTGGTAAAGGCGCAGTTCAAATCATCAATGAAATTGGAACCATTCTTCGAAATCCACAGTATCTACTAATCCTATTGGGTATGACATACTTGTTGGTGCAGATGGTAAATATCTTCGCAGGATGGCCTCACATCACATTGTATCAAACTCTTGTGATTACATTCTTGATGAACATCTATATCAGTGTTAAGAAATAATATATGAGTTCAACTATGAAAATCAAAGCTTTGATAGCTCGATACGAAGCTGATAAGCTTGACGCATTGGCCACGCTAGAAGTCTATCTCCTCAATTCAGCAGGCATTGGAGAACACCCACAAATCCTAGAAGAAATGGATAAGTTGATCGATAAGTTATCAACAGCTGAGGGTAAATTAGAAACCCTTAAGCGTTACGTAGTAGAAGATAAACCGGCAACCGGTGGCGTAACAGGTGCTCCTGCCCAATAACTAATACCTTGCGATGGTCATAAGGGTTCCCTATGGGAACCCTTTTTTAGTTTGATATATACTCAATAGCAAAAAATATGCAATCTAGCATGAAAAAAGTATTTAGTCTAAATGAATGGGTTGATAATAAGTCAGTCCTTAATGAAAAGGTTGGTTTAGCCGACATCATTGATGTTTTAACCAATTCAATGGAATTTATGGATGAGACCGATTTTGCGGATCACATGTCATCTACACACGGGTGGGATCAGGATCTTTCATTTGAGGTTTTCAATTCTTATTGGGATTTGGGAGCAAAGGATAGATTGCGTTGGAATGATCGCGATTGGACTACGTGGTTGAAAAAACACGGTGTCAAAGAATCTGTAGTTACCGAAGGTAAAAAAGAAGAAGACATGGCAGATGATATTTTCGGTGATCTTCTAAACAATTACGAGCCGTTTGAGCTTCAATCTATGTCGATTGAAGATGCTAAGGAAACTGTAATGGCTTATAAAGAAGTTCCACCTAGAATGGTTGACAAAGTTGCAAAGGCATTGGTGCTTATGGCCCAGGACTTTGATTACGAAGAATTCTTTGAAGGCAAGGTTAATGAAGCTGGTATGAACGATCCTGTTCTAATCGCATTTAGAGCTGCTAAAATGAAGCGCGAAGCTGAATTGGCAAAACCAAAGCGCAAACCTCTTTATGGTAAGCAGAGACTAAAAGCTGAAGATGATCTATGGTACATTAGCCAAGAATTAAAAGATCTTTATTCTGATAGAGGTCAAATGTTAATTGACATGGAAGAAGAGGCTGAAGTTGAAGGTGGTCCAATTGCCGATGAATATGGCGATAAGCTAAACAAGATTGAAGATGAGATTCAAAAGCTTATTGCTAAGAGAAACAAGCTTGAAATGATGTTAGCTGAATCAGTGGTTAATGAAGCTAAATTCAAAGCCGGCGACAAATGGGAATGGAAACACGTCGATGGAAACAAGACTGTTGAAATTACCGATATCAAATCAAATGGCGATGTAATTGCTAGAGTTGACGGTGAATCACAAGAATTCATTCTTAGAGAACCTAATAAGTATCTAAAGAAGAAAGTTAATGAAGCTAAGTCAAACGCTAAGATGATCTCTAAGAAAGAGTGGGATAAAACTCACAAAGATTATAAGACCGTGATCAACGGCCAAAAGTACAAAATGGAATACGATGAGGCTAGAGATGCTACAATTCTTGCGCCTGTTGAAGTTAGCGAATCTGTTGAATACATTGAATTGGACGAAGCGCGTTCAATCAACAAGATTCAGAAAGACTACACAGAAGTTACTTCTAATATGCAAAGCGTCGTTGGCCAGTGGAAAGCCGCCGAAGGCGATAAAAAAGTAGAATTGCTTAATGCCCTAAAGGCTCTTACTTCTAGAAAGAAAGCACTAGAGAAAGAGATTGAAGAGTTTGTAATGGGCAAAGATAAAGACGCTGAATTGGCTGGAGCATTTGAATCTTTGAATGAAGGTTCAATGGGTGAGATTGACATCATGGCTAAAACTGCCAAAAACTTCAAAGCGTTTGTTAAAGAAGTGATGTCTGAATTCAAACTGGAAGACTCAAAAGAGTTACAAGCGTGGCTAGAAACCATATATAAACCTTATTCTAATTAAATGTCAGATACTTATAAAGATTATCCTGCAGCTGCCAAGGCAAACGCTAAAAAAGCAATTGCTTGGAAGGAAAAGCACGGTAGAGATGAGGTTAAAGGAGGAACTGAAGTTGGTTGGCAGAGAGCCCATCAACTAGCTAAAGGAGAAGCTCTTTCTAGGGATGTAGTTTCTAGAATGGCTCAGTTCAATCGTCATAGAAAAAACTCAACCATTGCACCTGAACATAAGGACGAACCATGGAAAGACAATGGCTATATTGCCTGGTTAATTTGGGGTGGAGATGAAGGAGTTGATTGGGCTATGAAAAAGATGGACCAAATTAAAAAAGAAGAAGCAAATGAATCTATGAAATACATTGTGCTATTCGAACAATTTAATAAGATTAAACTTAGTCTAAAATAATCTGATATATAGATAATAACAAAATAAAACCATACACATCATGGCAAAACTTAAAACATTTGAAGAATACGTTGAATCTTTAGATCGCGCAGAAGAGATCGAAAAGGACACCGTAGCTATGGGTGAACCTGAAGAACAGGGTGAAGGTGAAGAAGTAGTTACTGCAGACCAACCTGAGGCCGATGTACCAGAAGGCGACGAAGATAACGGAGCTGGCGAGGAGGTAGAGGACATGGATGCCGATACTGAAGAGGTTTACTCAGAGGACGACAAAGAAACAGAAGAAGGCGATCAAGAAGCACCTGAAGACGAAGGTGAAGAAGGAGCTAAAGAGGTTACTGAGTCTGAAGAAGAAAACGAAGACGAGGTAGAAACTCAGATCGCTGATGACGAAGAAGAGCATGAAGCTGAAGAATCTCCTGAAGAGGAAGAGTCTGAAGAAGGCGAAGAGTCTGAAGAAGGCGAAGAGTCTGAGGAGGCTGAAGCACCAGTAACTGTTGAAGAAATGGTCAAAGAACTTTACGAAAAAGTTAAGTCTGAAGCTAAAGTCTGGGAAAATGATATGCACGATACTCACACTATCGAATCTTACTTAAAAGAAAATGCAGCTCTTATGGCAATGATGGCCGCAAATGCCCTAAAAGAATCAAAAGAAGACATCACACAAGAAGCTTATGAAGCTGCATGTAATGGTCTAAAAGAGTCTTACTCTAAGAAGATCGATGAGATGATGGAAGCATGGGATTCAGAAGGCGAAGAAGTAGAGCAAGCTTAATTCAATTCATAATAAACTTTTAATAGAGGTCTGGGTATAATATACTCAGACCTTTATTTTTATGCCCAGGTTATCAATTGATGAAGTTTATATGGATGTTGCGTACCAATTTGCAAAATTGAGTTACGCAAGTAGACGTAAGGTTGGATGCGTAATTGTTAAAGACAACCAGTTGGTTTCATTTGGATATAATGGAACCCCAAAGGGTTTTGATAATCAATGTGAAGACATTCAAGAAATTAAAATCAGCGCAAGCTATTCAACCTCTCCTGAAATCGTAGATGATTTAGAAGACAGTGGATTTATCTGTGTTGATGATTGTTGCACTAAGACTGAATCTACCACAAAACGAGAAGTTCTACATGCAGAATCAAACGCTTTAACAAAAATTGCTAAGTCAACCATGTCAAGTGAGGGAGCAGATCTTTATACAACTACTTCTCCTTGCTTTGAATGTTCAAAGCTGATTATTCAATCTGGTATTAAGAGAGTATTTTATTCAGAAGAATATCGGGATATTGAGGGATTGCAGCTTTTAAACAAAGCACATGTTGATGTTATAAGATTAAATAGACAAGAAGATGGGATTTAATAAAGTATACGTACCAGAATATGATGTGTTAGTAAAACAGATCTTAACGCTTGATTCTTCAACGTTTGTTAGAAGATACCTTAAGGCCGATGCTCTAATTGGTCCGAGTAGATCTATTAAATTACTAAATGACTATTTAGAAGAGTATTATGAAGGTTCTGAAAATCTTAAAGAAAGCTTTATTAAAAGAATCGAAGAAGGATATGATAATATCTGAATCAATTATTATGGAAGATAATGTAATTAAAAAGGGACAGCTTAATTATCAGTGGATAAAAGGTGATCACATGGGTGAAATCTGGACCGTTGATAAAGATCGTAAAGATGCCAAGTGGACTTATTTTACGAATGGTAAAAGAATCAATCCATCCCTGATCAATGAATTCATGATAAAAATTGAAAACAATCAAGATGTTTTGCAATTTACATCTCCACAATCTGATCCTGTTCAAGATCAAACTAACAATACTGTAACGAGCAGCACAGACGCATCAATCATTCAACCCCCTGTTCAAACTAAACAAGTTTCAGTGATGGGTAAAATGATTCAAAAGATGAGCAAGAAAAATGTTGTTCAAATTCCAGTAAACATGAACATTAACATTCCTACCCCTGCAATCTATGCAATGTTATCGGAAGGAATGGAGGAAGAAGATTTGAATCAAGAAATTATTGACGTGGCTCTTGAACAAATCGATATAAATAATCTACAAGACTACGTCAAACAACATATTGAAACTTTCCTTAACGAGTATTACTCAAATTAATTTAATTTATGGCAAATAGAAAAGAACGCCGCTGGCAACTAAGAATGGCTAAAATGCTACGTATTAAAAACATGTACGGACGTTTTAGCGAAGTAGGTACTTTATGGTATAATAAAACCTACAATGAAGGTAAACAGCTTCATGCACAAAACGTTGAAAGAAATGAAAAGGCAACTTATGAATTTCTTTCTCAAAAGGAGGTTGCGATGAAAGAACAATATGAGTCAATGGGCTATTCAGCTGCTAAAGTTGAATTGCTTCTAGAAGCTTGGAGAATTGGAGCTATTAAAAGCAAAGATCTTGAAGAGCGTAGAAAAGAAAAGAAAGAACAAAGACGCATCCTACGTGAAGCGGCTGAAATGAACTAAGATGCAAAAAATCGTTTTAGAAATTGCAGATAACGGTATTATTAAGACCGTGTCAGATGATAACATTAACGCAGCTGGTGAAAGATTTGAAAGTAAGGTTGTATATGACATCGAATCAGGTGACGTAGTCCTTACTAAAATGAATCTCCTATATGAGCTATCAGAGGACATGGGTCTTGAACTTGGCAATTCTAAACAGGTTGATCAAATTAAAATTATTAGCGACTGGGGTGATAGCTTCGAACCTTCGAAGGAAGAGTTGGAAGGAAGAATCTCCGAGATTGAAATAGAATTAAACTCACTTAAAGAGTCGCTTTCCACCATGAAATGATAATTAAACTAGAATGTATTTGGTGTAACAACAAAGCCGAGTTCAATAAATATATCAGATTGAACGGAGAAGGGGCGACCACCATTAACTATCTAGATATTGTTAATAAGTTAATGAAGGCCGATCCTTATGGTTCTCCACCGAATGATAAGGTAGTCGGCCTTCATCTTTTATCTTTTCTTGAATCTAAGTTATCTTCATTTGAAGAAGGTGCTAAAGAATTTAGATTAATTTACATGCTTAAGAACTTAACAGCAGACACGACAGCTGGGCTGTTTAGTGTTATTGATGATCTATCACCCGAAGATTCTAAATTTTGTACTAAGCTTGTAATCATTAATAGGACTGACTATCCTAGAAAGGGAGTATTGAGCAATTTTGACGTTGTTAAATTCATTGACAAATGATTCAGCATAAATTATTTGCTAAAGGAGAATACTGTCACGCTCTAATTTCCACAGCGGCAAATCCTAATATCTTATTTCCGGTCAGGGGTATCATCTATGACGTTAAGATGGATGAATACAATCCACAGTATCAGTTAAAAATCGTCAAGTTCTATGATGATATTAACTTCTTAAAACGCTACTTTTTTTGGGGTAAGTTTCAAAAGGACTTCAAAGGTAAAGACTCATGGTTTAAATTTAAGAGATCTGACTTTACGACATGCGATCAATTTGAATCTCACATCTCTAGTGATGAAAACTGGCATCGATATACGGTAGTTGTTGACTCTATGATGTGCGTTAGATCAGAGGCCGACGTCATTGAACTGTTTAATACCGTTCAATCCTTTTTGATCGAGAAATCAATCAAGGACATCTTTGAAATGTCGACAAGAACTTTCTACAGAAAGGGACAGTATCACTTTGATACGAAAGAAGATTTCCAGATGGCTCTAAAACGATTCTTAAAGGATAGGGAACCAAAGAAAAAGAATTGGATTCAAGATATTATTCATCGGGCTACCTTCGAAGAGCTGGATAGCATTGATTGATATATACCCTAAAATAAGACAATAGGGTATGGGTTTTGGCGACGCTTTAGGCTCGATTTTTAATAAAGACGTAAGTAACGTTTCTAATCAGGGTAGTGGCCTTTGGAATAGTGTTTCCAGAGAAGCACAATCACAATATGATAGAGTAGCCGGTCAGAACGTTTCAACTAAAGGAGGTAAAGAAAAGAAGAACTTATTCTCTGGTAAGGGTAAAAACAATCCTCCGGTTGTTAATCCAACCGTTGGTCTAATTAACGAGAACACTATCACTCCTCAAGTTGCCTCGTTTGAACCAATGTATGGTCCAAATTTAATTACTTCCGAAAAGTATGAAGTTGATTCAGCTTCACAAGCTGCGGGAGCTGAAGGTGATGAGAGCAAGAATAAGAAGAAAGAAGCTGGAGTTACTAAGTTTACAATTGAAGGGGAAGAGGGTTATTGGTCTTTGTTTAACGCCTGGTCCCTTTTAAAGTGGAGAGGAACTCCATTTCATTCAGATTCTCCAGCAGCAGAGTACTATAATAAACCCTCTCTATTTGCGGGTACAGATGCAGAAAATGTATTGTCAAGAAACCCAACTGCTACCAAAATCATTGAATACACAAAGGCCACCGGCGGAAAGGCGTATCGGTATGAATACGCAGACTTTGCCCTTGCTAAGTATTATGGTAAGATTTCTAACGATTACCTTTTAACCCTAAGAAGATTTCCAATGCCAGTTGAAGATGACATTCTTCACATTAGGTCTCTTGATGCAAGCGGTCAACCATTTGATAAAGTTACACCGGATTTGGCAAGAGCCGTGACTTGGATGAGCGAAGCAGCGGGCAACAAGCTTGAAGACATTTTAAAGTTTAAGGTTAGCACTACTTGGACTGAGGTAGAGTCACAGCTTCAAGAAATTAATGGCGGTGGCGGAGCCCGAGGAGGAAAGTTAGGTGGATTTATTAATGGAAGTGGTCTTGCTAGCTCAATTTACGGTGCTGCAAACGGCATGAATGCTGTTCAAACTGCAAACGCCAAAAGTGGATTTGACGCAACTAAAGGAACTTATCCTAATCACGTATTCGGTCCTGTCAACGTAATTAAAAAGGTAGCGGTTAGAGGTCAAGGTCTTGATTTTTCACAAGATATTAAGTTAGTATTTGAGTATGACCTAAGACAACTTAAGGGAGTTAACCCTAGGGTTGCTTTCCTTGATTTAATGGCTAACCTTTTAGTTCTAACATATAATAACGGTAACTTCTGGGGAGGTGCTGTAAGATACACCGGAGGAGGTGGAGGTAAGTTCAACAAACCGTTTGGTGATATTAGTAAAATCAAAAGCGGTGACTTTGGTGGCTTCCTAAGCGGCTTGGTGGGATCGGCGATGAAAGGTATTGGTAACATTGCATCTGACATTTCTCAAAACGGTCTAATGGGATCTAAACTTGGAAATAACCTTATTGGAGGTTCGCTAATGAAAATGTTTAACACTCCTCAAGGAGGTGAAGCTGTAAATGCACTTCTAACCGGTGATGCAACCGGTCAATATCACTTAACGGTTGGTAACCCACTTAATCCGATCGCAGTTATTGGTAATTTGTATTGCGCATCAGCTGACTTTCAGTTCAGTGGCGAACTTTCATACGATGGATTTCCAACTCAATTAAAAGTTGAAGTTGAACTCAAACATGCTAGACCAAGAGATAAGTCAGACATTGAATCTATGTTCAACGGCGGTAGAGGTAGATTATACCTTGCTCCTAAAGGTGGAGTTGATGCCGGTGAAGGCGGTGTTGAGGTTTCAGCATACGGTAATAGGGATATGAAAGATGGTCCTAACGACATCATGAAGAAAATGGCACAAGGGTAATGAAGTTTAATACGTTAGATAGAAAGAAGGTGACGGCTGAAAAGGCCATTATGACTGAACCTACTCTAGTGTTCAAAGAAGACACTAGTGTTTTTCAGAATCATAGAGTATCTGAGGAGGAAGAGGGTCGTCCGGATCTAATCGCTCTTAAATACTACAAAGACGATTCAATGACTGATTTAATTCTAAAGTGGAATGGAATTTCAAATCCTTTCTCAATGAACGTTGGTGATGAAATCGAAATACCTCTTTATACTACAGACTTTGTTAAGTTTATTAAGCCTACAAGAATGACAGGTTCTTCGGCTAAGGATAAGTTTGTTTCACAAAGAAGAATGACACAAAAAGATGTTAAACGTCTAGAATTTCTACAACAAAAGTCTGCACAGTTGGATAACGGTTCAAAAGAAAACTTGCCACCAAACAGACACAAAACCGGTGATAGCAATTACAGCATTGTTGATGGAATCAGAAGTGCTAATCCTACAAACTTCACAGAATAATGGGTCTAAATAGTCACTTACTTACGATTACTGAACCTACCATTAAGCTTGAAGACATCAAAATGCCAGATCAAGCTGAATCCAAGGGTGGAGATCACCATTCTGCTTTTCAGGGCGGAATGCAACCATATATTAAGTTGAATGATTACGTATTTCAACCTAATGAGATTGATAGATTTTCGATGAAGTTATTGGGTAAATACCCCGAAATAACGGCAACCCTTCAAGACTCTAGGGACATATTCACGGTTTCACAGTTTCCTAGGGATGGAGATGTGTTATCTTTAAAGATCAGAATGGACTTTAACGATACGTATAAAGACATTAGAATGGATTTTCATATTCTAGAATTCTCAGGTCTTCCAGTTACTACTGCTGAAAAACAAGATGGAGGAGCAATGTTCAAACTAAGAGCAATTGCAAAGATTCCAGAATTTTATAATGACAGTTGCAAAAGTTACGGTTTAGGAAACTCGTATGACCATGTCATTTCAATCGCTAAAGATATGAAGTTAGGGGTTGCGACTAATGTAGACGCAACAGACGATCAAATGGTAAGAATTGCGGCATTTCAATCTAAGTATGAATTATTAGATAAGACTGTTTTGCACTCTTACATTTCAGATGAAACTTTTCAAACCTATTCCATTGATCCATATTATTACGTAAACTTTGTTGACGTTCAAAAGGTTTTCAATTCTGAAGAAGAAGTTGAAATGGATGAACTTATTTCAGCAACCCTGTTTGATGAAAGAAAAGAAGATCCAAAGGAAGGTTCAGCTGAAAACAAGGCTGAATTAATTTTAACGAATCACCACAATGTAGAAGGTACGGCAACCCACATTGTCTCATATAACCTAATTAACATGTCAACTCAGGTAGCTCTTGAAAATGGATACAAGAGAACCTTGCAGTATTTTGATATGAATGAAGAGGGCGGAAAGCTTCTTGAGTTTGATGTTGAATCCTTAGTTAGTTCCACGATTAAAGACAACGAAGTACCTTTAAAGGGTAATCAAACTTCAAAGGAAGATGAATATGGTACTATTGTCAAGCATAAGTACATTGGAATGCAACACTCTGCGGATAACGTTCATTTAAACTATGCCTATTCATCTATTAATAATGTTCAAAATATGGTTGAATTAGATAAGATGAAGTTAATAGTCGAGTTGTCAACCAATAACCCTGCGTTGTATCGATACATGAAGATTCCAGTTACCATTTATAATTACTCTAACACTAGTAACGCGGTAGCTAATACTGAAAATGAAAAGGCAGAAGAGGCTGGTTTCGAAGTGAAGCAAGAACAGATGGAATCCGGTAAGAATCAAACCAAGACTGAGGACGATAATCAAGCGGAAGCTTTTAAAGTCGATGAATTTCTAACTGGATATTACGTTATCATGGGAATCGAATATAAGTATAATGGTGAAGATGGAATCAATCAGGTTCTTCATTTATCTAGAAAAGAATGGCCAGTTAGACAACAGGTTGTTGAGAAAATGACAGCCCCTGCAGGAAACTAATATATAGGATATGGCAACTGGTACAAATCAAATACAATTTAGAAAAGGATTACTAGGTAAGAGTTCAAAGAACCCTTATCAAGATCCTACGTATTTGAGCTTTACAATTTTATTTGATACTACGTCTCCTCTTTTTAATAAAGATATTGCCGTTAAAACTCTAAGAGAGCATTATAAAGAAACTGAAAGAGCCGATAAGCTTGAAAGATTTGTTGATACCATGCTCTTGATTAATCGTGAAATGCCATGGTATTGGGTTTCATTAGATGGAATGACAAGGGTTTTAGACTATAACATGACTGAGCCTTATTGGGGAGGTGATGAGGCCAAACTAACTATCACTTGCAATGAATCAATCAATCTTGCAATTTCTGGTTTGATGGATTTATATAGGGATTCGGTTTATGATTTTGCAGCATGGACCCAGGTTCTACCAAAGAATATTAGAGGATTTAGAATGTGGATTATGGTTTCTGAGATTAGAGACATTAACACAGAATTCAAAAAGGGTTTGCTTGGATCTGAAACAAAGAACGCTGAAATATCAGGTGACTTTAAGCCGTTGTTTCAGTATGAATTTAATTTCTGCGAGTTCAATATTAAGTCTGCTAAAGAAACATTTGAAACATTAAGCAACGCAGCGCCTGAAAGCCCTTCACCTAAGATTGAAATTAGTTACGAAACTATTAAGAAAACTGCAACTTCATATTTACAGGGGTTGATGACAGAAAGTACAGGTGATTTAGGCGTAAGCAGTGATAGTGACGCTAGAACTAAAATCCAGGGTGTCGGTGATAGATTGTCGCAGGACGTTGGTCAAATAACTAACAGTGCAATTGACAGTTTAACAGGTGCTATTAGAGAGAATAATCCACTAAACGCTATTAGCAAGCCTGTCAACGTATATGGTAGTGATCTTGAACAGGCATATCAACAGGCCATTAATCAAGTTGACAGCTATGCAGGCGGTTTAGGAGGAGCTGTAGATAACATATTTGGACAGAGTGAGGCCATTGCAAAAGATGCCGCAACTTCCTTTAAACAGTCAATTGTGACAAACATATTCGGAGCTGAAGGTGCCACCGTCGGAGCGGCATTAAGACAGGGTTCGATTGCTTCCATATTTCCAATGATAAATAATCTAAACGAAGCAGCTAACACGAAGTCTAACCTTGGAAACAACTACGAATAATGGACTCTATTAAAGAGCTTTTTCAAGATAATTTAAGAGATTCGCACTGGTTAGGAGAAATCGTTAATAACGAAGATCCATCAAATCAGGGCCGTTGTAGGATACGCATTTTTGGTAAGTTTGATCTAATTCCTGATGAAGATCTTCCATGGGCCCTTTGCGGTTCTAATGATTCACATGGTCAATTTGCGGTTCCAGCCGTAGGTGACATTGTTTCTGTTAGATTTGATAACGGAAACTTATACACTCCAGTTTATTTCTTTCAGGCTAAGGCACGTCAAGAAGTTTCAGACATGGTATCTGCGAATGGTGCAATGGGAGTGGTCTCACTTTTCTATGACCCATCGAGAATGCAACTGTATTGGAACTCATCAGAGGGTGTTAAGTTGATTGGTTCAGCCGGTGAAGGCCTATTTCAGGCCGCTGATCTATTGCATCTCGTTGGAATGGGTGGAGGTTCAGAAGAACCTGCCGTGTTAGGTGATAAAAATGAAGATGCCCTTAACGAAATTAAGAACACGTTGCAAAAGCTAGCAATTGATCTAACCAATCTATCAACAAACATGACAGCTCTCGCATCGGCAGGTGTTGCGGCAGCCTCACTTCCTATTTTGAGTGCTGCTCCGCTTGCAGTGCCGTTGGGGACCGCTGCTACAGCAGCTGCAACTGCGGCTACGAATTTGACTTCTTCAATTCCCGTTATTGCTGCTAAGATTCCACCTACCAAATCAACAAAGGTAAAAGTTAACTAAGATGGCTGACGGTAAAGATACAAACAACACGGGAGTCGGAAATGCAACCGATGGCGGCGGTGGCAATAACATGAACACCGATAACGCTGCAAATACTGGCGGTGGAGGCGGTGGAGGCGGCCAAAAAGGAGGCGGATCACAACCTAATCCTAAAAAGACCACTGACAGAGATAAATTGTATAGGGAACAACTAAAGGCCAACCCTATCTACGGCGACGCTCCTCTCGATTGGTACAAGGCTATTTCATCTGCCTTCGGCATGGATACGATTAAAAAGACGAAAACCAAAGACAATAATCCCGACATTCAAGCCGCGAATGAAAAGGCAAAAGCCGACGGTATTAATAACGTAGCAAATTTATCCCATGCTCTCACACTAACTCTTATGCAAGCGCTTGGAAAAGCAGTTGATAGGGCTGTTGCAGGTGCTATTGTCAAGGGAGACGACCGCTATAAAAAGAAGTGAGTTATATAATTAGTATTTTACACCTTTAAATTAAACATAAATGACAAATCAAAACAACGGTACCAATAATGGTACTCAAAAGCGAAGAAGACTTCAAGAAAACTCTAACAAAAAACAAATTAAAGTAGAGGTAACTGAAGTTGAAAAAGAAGAGGTAGAAGTCAACCTTGATGAATTTGATTCATCTACAGACGAATTCTTAACTCCAACTGGAGAATTTGATTGGGACAGATACGAGTCTTATTACAACCGAAAACTCAAACCCAACACTAAGATTAAGACAGGTTCCCACAAAGACGTGGTGTACTGTCACGAGCCTTATGCTCAAGAAATGTATAATTTATTGTCTACCGTTCAATTTGACGACGGTATCTCTGAATTAACCGTAGGTGCTGTTGAAGTTGGAAGAATCCACTCGATGAGTGAAAAATGGGCAACAGTCGATATTAATTATCGTGAAATGTTGTACATTGATTTGTCAAGAGAAGATAGAGACGTTATTGCAGACGTTAGACCTGGAGACGAAGTTGCTGTAAAAGTTTTAAGTGATAAAACTGACGTTAGAGAATACGCAGTTGCTTCTATCACTGAAGGAACTAAACAAAAGGTGTTTGCAGAACTTAGACAAGCAGCTGACGATGGAGATACAGCATACCTAGGTACTATTAAAGAGATGATCCCGGGTGGAGGTTACCTTGTACTCGTTCAAGGTATCCAATGTTTTATGCCCGGTTCACTTGCGGGTATTAATAAACTGCATGACTTTAGTTCAATTGTCGGTGCTCAGATGTACGTGGTACCTGATTCATTCTCGTCTAAGAGAGGTACAATCGTGGTTTCTCACCGAAAATACTTACAGGCAATGATTCCTAGAGAAATTGAAAACCTACAAGCTAATATCGATTCTGAAATTAAAGGTAACGTAACAGGTACTGCAAAATACGGTGTATTCGTTGAATTTAATACATGTTTGACGGGTATGATTCACGTTAATGACCTATCACCTGAGTTATTCAATTCTCACAAAAATGGTACTGTAAATCCTGGTGATGAAGTTACCTTCAAAATCAAAGAAATTGTCAGTAACGAAAAGATCATCTTGACTCAAAAGGAAAAGTCTGAGATGAAGGTTGATAACTCATGGGAAGAATTCACTAAAGGTTTAAAGTTACCGACGCTGGTTGAAAACGCTACCATCAGATCAATTAAAGATTACGGTTTATTCATCGCCGTTCACGGTTCAGTGGTAGGTATGGCACACATCTCTGAGTTCCCAGAAGGTACAGTATTGAGAGACACTTTCCAAAAGGGTCAGGAAATTGTAGTAGAGGTTACTAAGGTTGATGAAGATACCAAGAAAGTATTCTTGAGAGTTATCGGTGCATAATTCTTAGTTACTACTTAATTACTACTTAGTTACAAGCTCAGTTATTTCGGTAACTGAGCTTGTGTCTAAACCGCTACCCGGTGCGGTAGATATATAAACTTAAATAGTAAGATAGTGTCTACTGCATGTTAAACGAAGCAAACAAGGATATACTCCTTCATTCATTTTGCGGCATTGAATTTGAGTTTTACTCGAATCACAGTGTTGAAAAAACAGCTGAGATGGTCGGTGAATATCTGGGTCGTAAGATTCAGGTAGAAGAAAAGGCTCACTCAGATTTTCAACCGTCCGATAAGGTGTTTAAGTTGGAGCCTGATATGTCAGGTGGTGCCGGTCTCATTGAGATGGTGACTGGTGCATTGCCGTATCCTGATGCCAGACTGATCATCATTAAGATGTTACATTGGATCTCGGAAAACGGTCACACTACTGATAGAGCGGGTATTCACCTTAATGTATCGTTTGACAAAAAGATTGTGGGTTCAAACTTTATCACTCACATGAACACTTTAAAGTTCATCTTGGACTTTAAAGAAGAACAGGTGTATAAACACTTTCCTGAACGTAGAGATCTTGTTTACGCCAAGTCAATCAAGTACGTTCTGCCTAAGAATGAGCTGTTTAACTTTGATGAAAATCACATCTCTAAAATGCAGTTTAAATATCCAGACACCAAGTATTATGGTGTTAACTTCTTAAAACAGGAGAAAGGGTACCTAGAATTTAGATACCTGGGCGGTAAAGATTATGAAAAGAAGACTTCAACAATTCTTCATTTACTTGACAGTTTTCTAATTCAACTCTGGAACACATGTAAGAATCCTGATTTAACAGAGCTTAATCGCCTTGAGTTAAGAAGAATCATGTCAAACATGAAAAAGATTTACGACCTTTACAAGGATCATCGTAACTTTAAGAATTTTCAAAAGATTGATTTTACTCTTGATCTTCAGAACCACGGTGAAACTATTGACATGTTCTGGTCTAACATTAAAACCCAAGTTGTAAAACTTATTTCAGAGGGTGGAATGTCAGAGGGTCATATTAACTACGACACTGATCGTTCAAGGGTTCAGGTTAAAGATGGTGTTTTCTTAGGAGCCCATGGTTTGGAGGGTTATGAATTCGTAGATTGCAAGTTTAGAGGCGAAGCAATCTTAAGTGATTTTTACAGATGCCAAATTGATGGATCTGACATTCAGCGAAGTAATCTTTACCAGTCAACTCAGGTTGATGGATCAAAGGTTCAATCATGTTACACTCATAACAGTTGCACTCTAAATAACTGCTATGTATTTGGAACCGACAGTGTTTTTAAAGGTACTATGACGGGTGGTATTTTTAGAGAGGGTAAATATAGCGAGAAGTTCGCCAAGTTTGATAAGACCGAGGTGATAAACTCTAAAAAAATAAACTAAAGAAATGGGTGATATTTTTATTGGTGATTTAGACAATCTAACCACCCCACCAGATTACGATTCTAATTGCCTAAACGATTTCATTGACGAAATCGGAAGTCATGTTACAGGTGCATGTATGATTCCTATGAACCTACCTAAGTCGGAGGTGTATAACATCATTAAGCGTGCAAAGAAGTGGTTTTACAAAACGTATGAGTACTCAGTGACTGAGAACTTCTTGTACATTCCAGTTGAGGTGTTTGACACTGATCACTTCAGAAGACGTAGATCATTAACACTACCTAAAGAGAATCCTGCAACAGGAGGAAACGAAGTGTATGCTGTTTATGCCGTTGCTGAAATTGGTTCAAGATACGGTGCAGGTTCTGCTATCACTTTCACAACAGGTGACTTTGACGTTCAAAGAGCACTGTTTGGTTCTCTTTATTCAGGTGGTGCATCAATTGTTGCAGGTGCAGAAAACTTACAGTACTTTGTAATTAACGAATCTTTCTTTGACATGGCTCGTCAGATTCTTGAAAACCCATTGTCTTTCCACTATTCACAGCAGACACATGAATTGAAATTTACAGGTCAAACACCAACTAAACCCGTCGTTCTAGAGATTTACGAAACTCTTCCAGACTGTGCATTATTTGCAGATGAAATCTTCTTCAGATACGTGGCCGCAAAGGTTATGATTTCACTAGGTCAGAAATTAGCTATTTTTGGTTACAATCTTCCAGGTGGCATTACGATTAACGCTGACATTATTCAGTCAATGGGGCAGGATGAATTAGATAAAGTGATTGAAGAAATCAAAAATGATGAGGGCACCGACTGGATGATGCACTCGTAATGTGATATATAAAGATAGCCATGGAATTTTACGTAAGAGCAGAAGGAGATCCAAACTACGATCCATATAAGGTTCATTCTGAGAGTGAGATCTCAAAGGTCATCACGCAGATTGAAACTATTCTGTTCACTAGAAAAGGTGATGTTCTTGGCGAACCAGATTTTGGAGCAAATCTTGAAGATTTGATATACACTCTTAATTACAATGAGAGTATGGTTACTTCAACCATTGAGGATCAAATTCAAAGATATGTACCACTGGCTGGAAAATATAGAGTATCGACTAATGTTTCTTTTTATAAGGGAACCGTTAGAGATATTGCAGAAATAAACATTACACTTAACTCGAAGTATCAAGTTCAAGTGTATGTAAACTAATAAACGTCTGACATGGCCCAATTCAATTTTCTTGACACTGCTAGAGTTGCAGTTACACAGATTCAACAGGACGTTAGAACCTATTTGAGCAGGGTTTACGGTAATGCTGAAAGCATTTTCACAACTGCATCTCCGTTTTCTCAGATGGTTAAAGTAGCGTCAGAGCTTACTAACATGATCTTCTATTACATTGAAGACGCGACTGTTGAACAAAACATTATCACGGCTCAACAGCCTGAATCCATCTATGGACTAGCTAGATTGGCTGGCCATGATCCTACTAGAGGATTTGCTGCGATGGGAGAGATTGAAAT